TCAACTGTGCACCCTATGCACCATCAACTTAATTAATTGATATTTAACAATAAATGAGGGTGAATACGGTGTGCACCAACTGTGCATACTGTGCACCTTTTTTATAGCATAATGATTTCTATTAAAGTTCAAATGTGGTTGCAGTCTAATTTTACCAATAAAATCAATCTGCTCATTTTTGAGTCTATATTTATCAATAAAATCAGTCTTCTCAAAATTGAGGCTAGTCTTAACGCTTGTAATTATAGGCATAGTCGGAAAGGGTAACAGTACTAAGAAGTATGTCGATATACAGGTTATAGTTTGACTGTTTTTAAAGGTGTGATGATTTCCGTTACACCTTTTCCCATCTTTATCATCTGAATGGTGATTTATACAACGTAGGTTTTAAACCATTAATCATTTCAACCGATGCACTTTTTATTGCATCGCTTACTTCGAAGTCCTCACTTTAGACAATAGGTTCCGAAGAAATTCGTCGCAACATCTCAACTATCAGGATAACTAATTGATTATAATTAATTACCACACAAAGTGGGTTTATGTTTATAACTGCTTGATAACACTTAATTCTGTCATAAAAATAGATTAACGCTCATTGGTCATTGTTTTAGTGACCAATGGTGATAAGTTACAACACATTGTTTTTATTGCTAACGGTCAATTTGACCGTCTGAAATCTGATTGCCAATACCTTGCCGTATCTCTTTGTTGTAATCTTATTTCTCAACGTAGATAACTTATTGATATTTATTCAGAGTGCGTATTTGCACTGTGGTATTGCCAGTCAGTGAGGAACCTTCAATTTCATAACTTCATGTCTCCTTGAGATTAAGGCGTCCTAATTGAGGTAAGTACGTTTAGCGTTCTAACCTATTGATAATTTCGCAAATATGTTTTTCTCAATAACTCAGACGACTTTTTTGTCGTCTGGAACAAAATCAAGATGTTGTGATATCGCAATAAGTGCAAAGGTATGGTGATTTACACCACGCCTTTTAGATGATTCAATTTTGTACTTTTACCCATTGGGAAATATGTCTATTTATTGAAATAAAATCAATGTGTTATACCCCATTAAAAGAGTCTAAAAGGGCTTTCTGCTCACCCGTTAAGTTGAAGGCAAAATCTTCATGTTCAATCTGCCATGTGCCAAAGCTCATAAGGAAAGCAATTGCAGGGTCAATCTTGTTGGCTGATTTCTTTTTATTGGGCTTAATATTGGCGTTTGCGTCCGTTTCCATTACGACATTAGCCATCGCCCACGCAAGCACCGGATCGCCATTGTGACGAATGATTTTACGATTAACGAATACCTCGGCTGATTTCGCCACAGGGCTAAACTTCATGTAAGTTTGAGGGAATGGCTCAACATCTAACCCCGCACCTTGTAGCTGTGTCCTTAAATGGGTAGCGTTCCATGTATCAAAACCTGTCAATTTGATATTAAATTGTTGGCTGTCTCTAAGCACATCATCACGAATGCGATCATAATCAATACAATCACCAGGAGTGGTACGAAGCCAACCTGACTTAACCCATTGACGGTAAATCGCCCTGTTCTTATTGGCCGGGTTCTGTAACTGCGCTTCGGGGATATAGTGGCGAGTCAATAACAACAATTCATTATCAACAGGAAAGGTATAGCAGACACTGGTAATATCCCCCGTAGAAGATAGATCCATCCCAGCATAACACTCCAAGCATCGTAGATCAGTTTCGGTATAGTCCATTTTACACGCTAACCATGCCCCTTCCCCCATCCAAGGAGTCTCACCCTGACACCAGATATTAAAGCGTTTAGTTAACATTTCCGTCCATTGAGAGGGAATGCCTCGTGCCTTTTGTATCGTGTCATATAAAGCACCACCATCAACTGACACATTAAGATTGGGATTCGCCTTTATCCACAGACGTTCATCGTCAATTTCTTTTTCGTCATCGAGTTCATAAATCAAAGCAAATAACGATTCATTTTGTTCTTCACCTGCAAGGATTTGACAACAATAATCATAATGTTGTTTACAGGCTGAAATGACATTACTGCCTGCCGTTGTGATCGCAAATAAAATCCCTTCAGGGCGTGCCCCCATCCCTAATTCAAGGGCAGAATAAACCGCATTATCAGGGTGTAAGTGATATTCATCAACAATCGCTAAACTGGGATTGGTTCCCTCAATAGTCGCGGCTTTAGCGGCAAGAGGTTTCAATAAGCTATTACGTTTCGGATTAATAACTTTATGTTGCTGTATGACCACCCGTTTTTTAAGTGGTTTAGACAACACACACATTTGACGGGCATCATCAAAGACAATACGCGCCTGATCTCGGCTCACTGCGGCGGTATAAATATCTTGTTGCCCGTTTTCCATCACCAAGAACCAATTAGCCAGTATTGCCGCAACGGTGGATTTTGCATTTTTGCGGGGAACCTGAATATAAGCACTGCGGTATTTTCTTCGCTCCGTTGAGGTCACCTTGAAACCAAGGAGATTAGCAAAGGCAAATTGTTGCCACGGCTCAAGCTCTATCGGCTTACCTCGCAAGTGCCCTTTAACATGCGAGCAAACGCGGGAGAACCCGATAAAACGCTCTACGACCTCATTATCAAAGGTGTAAAGCGGGTTATTTAAGTCATTATAGTAACGTTCAACGGCTTGCTTTAACCGCTGACAGGCGGGGATTTTGCCTGTTTTGATGTCGCTTGCGTACTGCTCCCATGCGTTCATAGGCGATCTAATTCGTCCTCTTCCTCGGTTTCAATTGGATTTTTACGACGAGAAACGGGATCGAACCCCAGTAAGGAAGACATTTTAATCATGATTTTTTCAGCATCAGCCTTGGCACTCAATGAGGGATTACGGCTCTCACTGCCTTGACTATTGATAATGCTAAACCCTCGATTATCTAAGTCCTCAACCGCTTTACGGTACATCGCATAATTGACGCAATACAATTCTAAATTGTTCCAATCGGCTAACGTCAGATCGTCACGTTCTGCCAATATTTTGGCTTTTGTTTTCCACTCTTTCGTCGCTATCTCATTAAGATAAACAGGGGGTTTAGGTGCTCTTGCCATAACTATTTCTATTTCCTAGTAAATTATTTTCAAAAAAATTGCCGTGCGTAAAAATTCGAGGAGGCGCGCGGTTCCTGAAACGAGAGCGTTTGTCATTTTTGATGCCCCCACTCCTTCTATGCGCTTCTATAACGATTTCGGAAACATTCCATAAGCTCCCTATCGCGTTGTGTTGTGCGCCTTGCTGTGTGCGTTGTAGGCGTTTTTAGTTGTCGTTGTCGATACGGTTCACTGTGCTTAAGAAGCCCTTTAACCAATTGATTTACTTCATCTTCACGCATTACGGTTATACTCATCTCGCCAATCATTATGTCGTGTCGCCTTTTCCTCTAACTCTCGATATTCCCCATTTTTACGCTTTTGTTTAGTAAGAGGATCATGCTTAAAGGTTTTGGTATTATGGCAACTGTGGCATAACGCTTGATGATTAAAATCCACCCAAAACAACACATCACTATCACCATTAATAGGGATAATGTGGTCAACAATAGTTGCAGGGGTATATATCCCTTTTCTGAGGCAATGCACGCATAACGGATTTAACTTGAGATACTGCAAGCGATACTGCCCCCATCGATTGCTATAACCTCGTTCGGTTCGCGTTCCTCGCTGACTGTCCTGTTGTCGTCTAGCCTCTCGTTTATGTTCATCACATCGCCCAGACTTCACACGCTTATTACAGCTTGGATAGCTACAACGCTTTAGTGGTTGCCATGGCATCTAATACACTCCCACATCGCGATAAACTGACCACAATGATTTAATCGTAAACGGGATTTCTTTTATCTCACCTTCACTGATAAAACCTCGGTTCTCATACAACAATGAGATATACATTAAACAGCCAATCTTTATCGCGGGAGTAAAGTCCAGTCCTGCTTCAAATCGTTTGCCAATATGTTGTTGACAGACTTCTAATGCTGCCGTGATATAAGACTCAATCAGTTTGTCTTCATCACTCCCATCAATACGGCAATGTAACTTCACTTCATCAAGACCAATTTCTGGCTTAGTTGTCGTCACGTTCTGCCCCCACACAAATCATTTCCATACTGCCCTTGGCTTTATCGGCCACAATACTTTTAATATCCCAATACTTGCCGTCCGTACCTGCGTAGTGAAACATCAACTGATCCGCGGTAGTCACATCAGGAAAATAACGCAACCAAACTCTCACGGTGGTTTCACTTTGTGTCTGTTGACTACTGAAATATTCCCGCCCTCGAATGCCTTTTACCTCTGCCCAGACTGTCGCAATATCAAACCACATCACCTCATTACCACTGAGGGCATCTGGTTTTAGTTTTGAGCGTTGAATAGTCACCCGTTGATTCATGCGCCCTGCTTTCATTCATCCTCCTTGTCAGCACCTTTCTTGACCTCGACGGTCTGTTTCCATGCCTGACTAAATTCATCACCGCCTTCACGAGGCGGCAACCCCTCACGCTCACGGGCTTCATTCGGACACATAACCCCTGACTTAATCGCGGTTTCATAACTGCGGAAACGTTCGGTAGGATTAGCGCGGAGTAAATCTGCCGTATCAAATTCCACTTGATAACGAATATTTGGTGTGGGTGACGTGAGTAACAGCGCCGATTTAATTTGTTGCTCAAAGTTAGCTAACCACGGGCGCATAGTGATGGTCAGTAAGGCACGACTTGCCTCACTAAAGTTACTGTAGGTACTGTTGGAATACTCTTGTAAAAAGATAGGGCTAATGTTGAACATACGGGCAATATCTTCAATGGTAAAACGCCTTGAGGCTAACCATTCCGCATCTTGGTTACTCATGCCTAATTGTTCATATTCCATGCCACCCTCAAGAATGGGGGTTTTCCCTGCATTACGTGCCCCTTTGTAGCGTTCTAGGGCTTCTAATGCCTTAGTTCCTTTGAGGCTATCGAGCCATTCACCCGATTTAATAATGCCAGATGCCATCATACCGTCTTTCATGATACTCGCACCGTGTCGTTGTTGAGCTAATCCTAAGCCCAATGTTTCACGGCAAATCGTAACGGGTGAGCGTCCTAAAAAACCGTCATCGGTCGCATAACGTAAATGCAAAATTTCTTCTTGTAGGTAAGTTTTCACCTTACCGCTATACGGTTCAGTCACGGTATAACTGTATCGATGCTCCCCAAGTCGATTAATCACTACCGCACTGGGTGGATAAGGATGTATTGATTTAGGTTGTCCATCTTTGCCCCATGCAATCACCGCATAGGCGTTACCATTGAGCAAACAATGACGCATTAACGTGCGCTTAAATTGAAAAGCGGTCTGACAGTCATTTGGCTTTTCATTGAGAAGATAATCAACAGGATGATCACTTAACCACTCTCTTGATTCTCGCCCTTTATCATTGTGTACTCGATACAGAAAACAGGGCATGGAGGCAATAGCTTCACTAATGACCGTCACCGCATTCATCACGGCAGGTAAGCCCTCCGCTGTTGACGAGCTAACGTGTTCCCCTGAGTTTGTGTTAGATATCCCTGCCAGAGAAAGAAACTCATCAATACTCAAACTGCGGGATTCTGAGGCTTTACGTTTGAATGGCCACATTATTCCACCTCAGCTAATTGTAACCAGCGGTCAAAATCTTTTACCGCTTGCGGTTTACTGAGTATTAGGGAACGTTTAGCAATCTCTACGCCACTATCAGGATAAGCGGGTAAACTGGTGATGGTGATTTCATGGAGTTCGGCTTCTAATACGGTTCTGACATATGGCTCTTGACCAATATCCCACTGATCTTTAATCGTTCGAAAACCAAAGCTCATGCCTGAAATATCACCTCGTTCAACCAAGGTGAGAACATCACGCCCTAGTTGCGTATCAGGCGGAGTGAGTTCAAAACGTAACCCTGTTTCATCTTCGGTAAGTTGTAATGTGCCAGAAGTCGTGCGCCCCAATAGGTTTGTGTAATCATGTTCATATAAACATAAAACATCACAACCATTTGCTAGGCTATTGCTAAAGGCATTTAGGGCAAACTGCTCAACAAACTCATCCCAAAGTACATGAGAACGCAAGCCCCATTTGATGACATAACCCACCAGCTTTTTATCATTGGCTGATAGCGTGGCGGTACGGATTTCTAGCTCAATATTTTTCATAACACATTCCTGACAATAAAAAGCGCTCCTGAGATCACAGGAACGCTTCCAGAGTTATTAACCCGCAGCTTTCACTTCTAACACTTTAATCGCGTTAGAATCCACCAGCCCACCCCCTAAATATTTGTCGGTGTGAACTTTGATAAAGCCTGGTTCTGTAATATTGTCAGGGCGAGTACGTGTCCCCGTTTCATGATCCACAATGAAGTAACCGCGTTTAAAATCACCTAATGCAATCACATCATCGGTCATATTTTCGAGGTAATGAACCGATAAGCCTAATAAGGTATCAGGATCGCCAGACTGTAAACGATCACGCCAGATATAATCCCCATTACCATTTTTCAATTTCTGTACTTTAGCGGCAGTATTGGAGTTCATCACCCAAACAGCATTTTTACGGTATTTCGCTCTAAGCTTAAATTTCAAATCAATCAAGCTATCCGCTGTCAGTGTCGTTGCTTCCAGTTTTTCTAATTTGCCAAAAGCACGCGTTTTGTCATCTTTGGCTTCACGAGGATAAGCTAAAAAACCTTTTGCTTTTTTCAAACCATCTCCCGTGACGAGATCGACTTCTTCAGTATCAACGAACGTGTCACCAATCTCAGAGCTTAACCAGCTCAGAATATCCACATCACTAAAATCAATAATTTCTTGCGTGGTTTTGGGATAGGCGTAGATAGGGAATAATTTGATACTGACTTCTTCTAACTTTGGTGTGCCAGTTTCAGTACGAGCGTGACCTTCTTCACCGTGATTGACTTTTGCACCACCCACAGAAACCAATTGTTTATATTCGTTGCTGTGAGTAGTTTTGATGGTACAGATTTTACGCATCACCGAATCATCGGTTAATTGTTGCATGATCTGCTTATTCAGTTCAGGAATAACGGTATAGCCACCATCAGCCGGAACCCCAGTAGATAACGCGCGCGTTTCGCCTGTCAGGATATAATGACGTAATTCATCATTACTGATGGCTTTATCACCTAATACCTGTTTGCCTGTTTGACTGCGTTCTTCCTCTGCCATCACTTCATAACGGGCAATTTCAATATTTAGGGATTCCGACTGATGACGTAACTCATCAAAACTTTTGGCTTCATCTTCGGTGAGAGAACGCTTTTCGGTTTCTGCTTTAGTGAGCAATGAGCGCATTTGCTCGGTGAGAGTTGCCTTTTGTTGGCGTAATTCGAGAAGTCTTTTCATGAAGTGGTTTCCGTAAACAATAAAATGTTAAGACGTGAAACCAACACAAAAAGAAGAAGACCGTTTAACTGGAGATGCCTGTCAGAAAAAGCAATGATTAAACGGTCAAGTGGCGGCTCACGTCTGAGTGCCACTTATCAATATATATCTGAAAAATATAATAAAAAGCCTCTACAATTAAAGGGCTTAACATGCGAAAACATGAGGACAAAACATTTACAAAACTTTATTAATCAAAGTCGCCTTTTCCTGCTTCCTGCATTCTTTGTTTGTATATTTTTAACTGCTCTATCAGCGCATCAACTTGATCAGGGTAGTAAGCAATGATTTCACCTGAAAGCTGATGACGAAGAGCTTCATGATGATCCAACCAGAAAAAAGCCTCTCTCAAGAGGAGTTGTTTGTATTCTTCTGTGTTCATTCGACTAATATCACCAATATCGAAATATTCTTGATGCTCTTTTATCTCTTTTAATGTAATTGTCATATTGCCACCTATTCAATCTGTATCTATAGAGTTGTAATAATCAGATATGTATTTTTGAGCTTTCTTAATTTCTTTTTTGGAAGGAGGTTTTATTAGAATACTACAAATAAACAACAATATAGCGTTCCCAATAGGGGAAATAACATCCAGTATCTTTATAGGAGTATTAGTTAATTCAGTAATCCCTATTACTACTAAAAGTATTGATAAGAATAATAAAAAGTAAAATAGACGATTCATTGCTACAATTTGTTTATTGTCCAAAATAACTCGGTTTTGCTCAAGTCTTAAAAAAATATTAAACTTAGCGAAATATCTTAAGTTTGAAATACGGTAGTAATGAAAAAATACCATTTTTTCTATTTCATCTTGGAGCTGAAAATTACTCACACCATATAAATAGAATCTGTTTAACCTGATTATTTCTTTTTTTACTAGCTCAATCGATACAACTTTATTTCCATTTAAGATAGTAGCAATCTCATTCAGCCTATCCTGCTTTCTTTTAGCCCCATTTATTATCAACTCAATAAGGTTAATGCTAGTAAGATTATTATATACAACACCAATAAATAATATTACTGGTATAAATAACCAACCTAATTTTTCCACAATAGAAACTATATCCATTAGTTACCTCTGATTATTAATTAACTTATTTGTTGTACATCGGTCACTATACCCTCTCTTCTCAACTCACTCATTTTACCTATATCAAAAAAGAAGAGGAGAATATAGACACTAACAAAAATAATGCTCCACTTTCCGTCTTACTTACTCAATATCTTTGCTTTAGTTGATGATGAATAATTCCTGTCCTTCACTTTTTATTCATCCATTTTTTTCCTACTTTAGCACCACTAAAACTAAAAATATAAAAGGTGCATAGGGTGAACAGTTGGTGAACAGTTGAGAAATAACTATGCACCCTATTTTTATATTATAAATCAATCAAATATAAAGATTGGTGAACAGGGTGCACAGTTGAACATAAAACTTTATAACTAGGGGGCTAACTTTTTCTTAATTCAGGTACTGCAGGAAGCCACTCGTTAGCCTCATCAGCTAAATCAACGTTATAGTAATAACCCCGCTTCGTTTTAAACTTTCGATAGTCTTTTTTATACTCTTGCATCACCTTAGGTAATGAATCCCCAAACTTGGTTAATGTTAACGGTCTATCAAACCCGTAGGCTTCCATAAATGATAAATAAGCATGATAGAGATAGATCCTCGGCGCACGAGGATAAATATTCTTATTCCCCATCTTCATTCCTAACTCTTCGCCCAATGAAACTAAATAAGCACAAAAGCTATACAAGGGATCTGAGTTACTTTTGACGGCTAAAGCTTCACCTGAATCTCTCTGTTCTTGCAGTAATAATTTAGCCTTATCTTGGCAGGTAAATAATTTCAATAAATGACGAATAATAACGGGTAACTCTTTGCTTATCTTCTCAGGTAACAATGGATCTTTATCATTCTCTTTAACGGGGGTATTAAAAGAGAAAATAACCCGTCTACGCGCTATCCCTCCGTTACGTTCAGTAAAGCTCATTGGTTCGTTATTCGTCGCCAAAACAACCGCTTTAATAATGGTTGAGAATTGTTTCTCATACTTACCATCAACCTCGATTAAATCACCGCCTGTAATGGCTTTAATGCCTGCCCCCTCTCCAACGTATTTTACTTGGTCAGGTAAGGTAATGAGACTTTTACCCACAAATTGATAACGCCCTCTCGCCTCATCTAACGCTTTCATATTGCCACTGGCAGTATTGTGTGCCCCTGCAAGTAAAGTCGCGATAGAGGTAAAAACACTTTTACCACTCCCTCCCTCACCCGTCACCTCGATAAATAATTGCCAATCATACCGATTAGCTAAAATCATAAATAAGCCCGCATTAATACGGTTCATCTTTTCTTCATCGTTGCCAGCCGAATGAGATAACCACTTATAAAAACTAGGGGCATGTTGTTTTAAATTCTCATTAGATTCAGGCGCAGTGAATACGATCCCATTATGATTAAGTAACCAGTTTTCTGGTGCATGAGGCTTAAATTGTTGAGTCGATAAATCATACACACCATTACTAAAACCAATTAACTCTCGCTTTTGCTCACCTAAAACTGGAATTTGTAATTTCAACGCACCAATCGCATTTTTAACCCCCGTTGGGCTATAAGGTGTTTCATATTCATCAAAAATCGCCACCATTGCCCGTTGTAAATCACTATCAGATACTTTGTTCCACACCCCATCAACATAGTGATAAACCATTTCACTATCTGGAATAATAGCGAGTTTTCCGTAACGTTCTGCGAGTAATGCGCCTCGTTGACTGGCTGCCATTTGTGAGAGATTGGTGTTCGCCCCTTTTTTATCCGCATGAATAACTGTTACTGTGGCTAAATTATCCATTTGGTACATTCCCTCATTAAATGCCTGTTTTGCTTTCTCAATCCCAAATTGCTGACGGTAATCATCCCAATCGGCTTTATCTTCTGTCGGCGGTAAAGTTACCCAACCATTAACCGTTTTAGCGGCTTTTTCTGCTGAAATTTTACCCACATTTGGCTGACCAATCTTAATATCATTATCCGCAGCTATAATTATCTTTGCCTTGGGATAATGCTTTCTAGCCCATTCAGTAACGGGTAATAAATTGCCCTTATCAATCGCAGCCAACACCAAACCACTATGTAGTTGACTCACTGTTAAGGCGGTGGCGTACCCCTCGGCAATCAATACTGTCTCAGTCGTTTCTGGTAATTCAGATAAGGGCATAAAACTGCCCTTTTTCTTTGTCCCTGATATCAGACGCTTTTCACCGTTAGGCTTGATAACCTGCGCCCCTGTGACCTCATTACCGCGCTGAATAATTAACAACATCGAACCATCAGCGAGTAATTTTACGGGGCAATCATGCCCCTTTTGAGTCAGGTACGCTGATTTGCCTACTATAGTTTGAGCCACCAGCTTTTGTACCTTTTCTGCGATAGGTTGAGACTCTGATTTTGGAGTCTCCTTTCTGGCAGGTTCAGGTAAAGGCAATGACAAAGCTTGTGAGACTTCTTTAGCTGCCTCATAGATAGAGATGCCTTTTACTTTGGCAATTAAATCTAATCCGTCACCGTGGTTAGGCTCATCACATTGGCGACAAAACCAATTGCCGTTATGGTGATCATCAATAAAGTGAAAGCGGTCAGTTCCCCCACATACAGGGCATGCGCCATGTTTACCTCGTTCAGGTACATTAACCCCACATAGAGGTAATAAACTATCCCAATGATTAGTCGCATTACGTTTTACTTCACGGATCAACTCAATATTAGTCATTGCTTACCTCCGTATAAGGAAAGCCCTCACGTTGATAAATTTTAAATTCCGCTTCTTGCTCATTAAAACGCATGGCATCAATTAATCGCGGTAAATACATCAATGACTCACTAATACGAAATAAATCGTCCTTTGCCTGCTCATTAGAATATTCTTCGTTGATACATGCCCAGAATGCACACTCCCCCATTACCTTTAAACTAGATAGTAGACCGTGATAAGTATCAGAAGATACACTTTTCAGGAGGCGTAATTCGTCTGTACTCATTGAATCAAAATCCCTCCGCACAATAAAATCATAGATATCAGCCATGATTAAGCTCTCCCTGCGTAGGTATATTCTTTGGTGAATTGGTTAATAGCCATAATGACTGGGCTATCAAATCCATCACGGATAAAGATCACACGATTAAACTGAATGGACAGCACTTTGACTGTCTCACCGTTTTTGTGCGTGTAGAATTCATTAGGTTGAGGGTTACGCATGATTTTCCCCCATAGCAGAAGCCGCATATTGATGAATCTGCTGATTCATATCGCAGGCGATGCTTATCAGATCTAAAAGATAGTGATCTATTTCTTCCTGTTTACAAACGTAGTCAAAAATCACCTCAAATAACGTACCAATTTGCTGTGACTTATACTCTGCGTTATACAGCGCGATTGATTTATCCATGAGCCACCTCCTTACGAATACGAGCAGAGAATAGGCAAGGAGAATCTGGAAGCATAGAACGGGCTTCTTGTTCGCTGGTGGCTTCAACAGAAAAATATTTAGATTGTTGGCATGAGAAAAAACGCCATAGGAATTTAGGGTGAGTTTGGGTAGACTTATACATAGCCATAATTGTTACCTCGATTAACATTGTGGTCAGAAGCCCCGTTAGTGTTGGTAGCACTGCGGGGTTTTGCTTTTTCAGTTGCAATATAAATGCAATTACGTTGTAATTACATAATTCAAATAATACGAGGATTGTAATTACAATGTCAAGGGATAAAACAAAAACCGACCAATACCAAATGCGACTGCCACATGAGTTCAGAGAACAGCTTGAATCTGAGATGAAAAAGGACGGTGATACATCGCTGGCCACATGGATTAAGCGTGTCCTCCGCAAAGAACTACAATCTCGCGGCATTGAGCCTAAAGGCTGAACTCCGTACGTTAAACGTACGCACATCAAATCCCATCCACCAATGGAGGATAGGAAATATTGAACCAACCCGATATTATTGGGTTGAATTAAGACAGCCTGCACGCTGTCTTTTTTCTTTTGTGCGTAACGATTAGTTACTCGCAATTTGACCAAGTACTCCCTAAAAATTTTTGTATAGTTCTTAACCCAGCCAATGGCAGAGTTAAATTTTGCAATGTCGATCATTGTGGTTTCTCATTAATATTGGCTGAATAATTAAACAGATTTGTCCTCTGAAATATTTTCAATAGGTTATTTACCCATTCCTGATTTTTGGCGTAGAGAAGCCCGCCAAGGCTATTAGCCATGTTTTTTAATTTCATGATTTACCTTGTTTTAATTAATTGGTTTTACGGCTATATGGATTATTAATATTTTCCACGGCGGGCGGGTTACGAACCCATAGCAATAAATCACTTAATAGCCACGCGCAAGAATTACGCCCTAATGCTTTACGCGTAGGGAAACGCCCTTCTTTTTCGAGTGTGTAAGCTGTTGTGCGTGAAATTGATGTGATGCGTCGGCGTTCTTTCTCGCGAACGAGGCGATCATACTGTTCGCCATACTCGGCAAGGATAGAACGGCGCAATTCTGGTGTTGGTGTTGAAAATTGATTTTGCATATAACCCTCACTGTATTTGTGTTTTCGTGAGGGTATTTTTACGGAAAAAATAGAATAAAAAAATTGGTCTAAAATAACTAAATTTCTTTAGAATCAAACCATTGGTATTAATTTAAAATACAATCAAAATTAATGCCATTGGCGTAAAATCTTTTAATTTTATTTTTTTACACCAATAGCTAATAAATATTAGCGTATTACAGATCTTACTTCTTCTATTGAAATATCTTCCTTTAAAAAAACACCACTAATAGTTGCTGTTATATTATGAAGGGGCGTTCCAAACGTCTCCGTAAAAAACATCGATAATTTTCTAATAAAGAATACTCTTCTAACTTGATTTTTTCTTTTCAAGATTGATTCACATTTAAATGAATCTGCTTTTTCACTTAAAGTTTGGAGCACAGAGCCAATTGATGGAGACATTACACCTACACCTGCCCATGCGGCACCTATTACTCCATCATCTCCATTTTTGGGAATATAATGTGAATTTTTAATTTCACAATATCTATTTAAAAAACACTCTAAATTTTTTTGAATGTCATTTTTTACTATCATATTAAATTTTTCAAAGAATGATTTATAATTAGCAAAACTCATTACTGATAAATCTAATGGCGTATTTGAGATTTCCTTACAAAGTTCAAAAGATAATTTTTTTATCTTTGCCATTTTTTCTTCTTTTTGTTTTTGTGTTAACAATTCCCAATCATTCGGACCACTATAAGCATCAATTATCTTATGAGTCAAAATGTAATAAAATATATATGGAATACGAAATTCATTAGCTCTTTTTGATAAAGAAGACCATATAAAACGCATATCATCATTAAATATTAAAGTCTGTACTACTTCTTTTTCTGATAATGTTTCATTCCAAACATTCGAATCAAAAAAACAACCAGCTTTATCTAAATCATCTTTATTTTCATCAGGAATAGGCATTTTAAAATCTGATATTATATCAGACTCATACCACTTAATTATGGTATTATCTACATATTCAGGATATTCTTTCATCTTAACCTCACATTTAAAGTAACTACATTTTTATTATTCTCTGCCAATAAGTCTAATCGCTCACACCATTTATTAAGTGTATCTAATTTCTCAGGTAAGTATTGGCTACGATTATAAATAGCCATTACTCCTGGCAATGCATGACCTAGTAATTGCTCTACAATATGAGGAAGAATTCCCATATCATTTAATTTTGTCGCAAATGTCCGCCTTAAATCGTGTAATGTCCAAGGCTCGGAATGATTAAATCTGTCCCATAAATTACGACCGTATTGAGAAACAGCCTCAGATTTTTTTAATTCACCTAATAAATAACCTGTCTTTTTATTTACTGAATATAATTCTTTAATGAAATCTCTTATATAAATAGGTATTGGACGAATAATTTTCTCATTTGTTTTTGTATGTTCCTTTGGTACAGTCCAAATCCAATTATCAAAGTCCCATTCTTTCCACTCTGATAATCTAGCTTCATGCGAGCGACATCCAAATATAATAAGAATTTTGAGTAAAAATTTATAATAGGGAATATGTTTATTCTCATTAAGTGATTTCCATAATTCCCCTAGTTCTTTATCAGTAAGTACCCGATCCCTTTTATTCTGTTTCTTACCAACATCAGGAATAGTTAAATCATCAAGAGCACTACTAACAGCATATCGCCTAACTCTGCAAAATTTTAATGCCTGTTTACACATTTGAAATACATAACCAGTCGCAACAGGTGATTCTTTTCTTGCTCGATCAAAACATTTTAGCCAATAACGAGTTTCACAATCGCTTAAAGCCATTTCACCAATATAAGGGTAAATATGCTTTTCTAATTGAGCCACATGCCTAACTATATTAACTCGGTTATCTTTCCCGTAATTTTCAACCCAATACTCTAAAGCATCTCTCACAGTTACAGGCTTTAATGACGATTGAATCTCTATGTTTAGTTGTAGCTTTGGATCTTTGCCTAATGCCAGCCAGTTACGACACTTATCACGGAGTTCTCTGGCTTCTTTTAAACTCATATCAGGATATCGCCCTAGTGTTAGGCGATTTAGCTTTTTCCCATCTAGTCTATAAGTAAAAACCCAACTCACACCACCAGCAACAGATACCTTAGCGCTAAGCCCTGCCCCATCAGCTACGAACTCAATTTTAGATACAGGCTTACCATAAAGGGCTTTAACCTTTTTATCGCTCAATTTATTTAGTTCATTTGCCATTGATAGTCCAGATTGTTTATACAAATGTTTATACATAGTGTGATGTACAAATACGAAAACGTCAATAAACACTGGAACAATATACAGTATATATTTTTATTATCCATTTGATTTTATTGAACATTAAAATAACACTAGATAGCATGAGAGCTAAAAGAATAAAAATACGGCATGAATTAATAGAAGTCGTATAATACATTGAATTAAAAAGCCCTTTTCATTATTTGTTAAGGGCTTTTTTGTTATTGCAAAACGATAATTCTTTTACATATGTAGTGGGTGATAGCCACGAAATTTTATCACACGTTTTATATCCTTCATCAAGAAGAAAGATATTTACTACAAATGAGATAGGAAAACTGAGCAATACACCGGCAAGTCCTAAATAGACTAAATATCGCATTATTAATTTATTAAATGTCATTAAAGACATAAAAACAATTGATTTTACACCAAGAAAAAACTCAATTGTCATTGCGAAACAAGTATATATGACAAGTGGTACCCCCAGTGTTAACATAACAATAGGCTCTGAAAATATAATAATATCTTCCATCAGAAATAACGAAATAGTGTAACCATAAACAAGTATTCCAATTACGATAAATAAAATAAGAAAGAATATGGAAACTATTATTTTATCCCATCTTGGCATAATCAAAACCTTGGCCAT